CTAGACACTTCCGAGCCGTTGATAATACTGGTTTTCGTATTCTGTCGGTGACATCTGATCGCTAGAACCATGCAGACGCTTACTGTTATAAAACATTTCGATGTAATCAAAAATATCGCTGCGGGCTTCTTCCCGCGTTACGTAGATCTTTTTCTTTATCCGTTCACGCTTCAGCAACTGGAAAAAGCTTTCTGCAACCGCATTATCATGGCAGTTACCGCGACGGCTCATGCTGCCCTCCAAGCCGTGTGATTTCAGGAACGACTGCCACTCATGGCTTGTGTACTGATTGCCCTGATCCGAGTGAACCAGCACCTGTTTTTGGGGATTACGCCGCCATACTGCCATCAGCAATGCATTCAGGAAAATGTCCTTTGTCATCCTGGATTGCATTGACCAGCCGATAATTTTGCGTGAGAACAGATCAACAACCACGGCAAGATACAGCCAGCCTTCGTGGGTCCTGATGTAAGTTATGTCCGTTACCCAACGCTTATCCGGAGTATCTGGATTGAACTGTCGCTGGAGCCTGTTGAGCGACACGATACTGGCTTCGCCTTTGCGTGCCCGCGGGCTCCGGTATCCGATCTGAGCCTTTATCCCGACATGCTTCATCAGTCGCCAGACTATGTTCACTCCGCACTGTTGCCCGCTATCCCGCAGGTCCAGATGGATCTTGCGAAAGCCATAAACGCAACCGGACTCCAGCCAGAATTGTTTGATCTGCCCGGTCAGCATCTGGTCTTCCTGGTGACGCTGAGAATACGGCTGCTGAAACCAGGCGTAAAAGCCACTGGGATAGCACCCGGCAGAGTAGACGAACAGGCCAGCAGACGGATAAAGGAGTACCTCAGTCGGACAGCTTTGCGAAGTACGTCGCGGCTTTTTTAATATGTCCCGTTCGTCAGTAACCCGCTTCAGCTCCTTCTGGAGTCGGCGGATCTCGGCCTGAGCATCTGACTGTTCTTTATTAGTGGATGAATCCGGACCGTGCTTCTTTATCCAGGCGTAAAGGCTGTGCGTGGTGATATCGAGACGTGTTGCAACGCTGGAAACAGAATGACCGCGGTCAACAACTTGTTTTACCGCTTCAATTTTAAACTCTTCGGGATAACGCTTACCGCTCATAGGCTCCTCTCTTTAAGCCATTTTAAATGACTCTGAGGTGTCTGTTAAACCCGTGGCGATTCACAGTCAGTGCTTGAAGCATGTGAGGGATCGTCATCTGCAAGTTTCAATGATTATGATGATTGGATTAGATTGGCTACAAAAGCGATACACAACAAGCCGTGACTAGGCTTAAGAGTAAACTGATCCCTGCCAGCTGTGGCGAAGCACTATCCGAGGATGCTGGCAGCGAGATGAATAGGGCAGGAAAGCAATTCCTTACCTGACCCAGATTGGATTCAAAGAAAAAGGAGTCAGACGATTTCTCGTCTAACTCCTTGTTTTATTTGGTGGCCCCTGCTGGACTTGAACCAGCGACCAAGCGATTATGAGTCCCAATTTGAAGTGATTGAAATCAGTAACTTACTGATTTTTTAGATTTTATTTAGTCCGAATAGTAATGAAAAGTGGAGCATAGTGCTGCGCTCTGCTGCCACTTTGCTGCCACTTTTACCTTGAAAAAATTTGTTTTGCTTATAGCGCTGATATCACTAATGGAAATTCCGCTAAAGCAGCCTTTCAAGTGTTTCATTCATTAATTAACGGCATGTTTAATCTTTTAGCGTTTTTAGCCAAACCACCTTCGATACTGTTTAGAACTGGTATGAATTTATTTGCCCACTGTTCATCATTCTTTTCATGTTTCGTCATGAAATTAAAAAATTGTCTTTTCCGATCTTTATCAACTGTAAAGGGTTGTAGAACCCCCTCTGCATCAACACCAAAGTCTGGTAACCAAGATGGATTCTGTTGGTATGCTTCTTTTATCCATTGATCTGGAAACAATCCTTCAATTGCATTGCCTCCTGATATAGATACCCAATGAACGTTAGGAGAGAAGTCTAATGCTGAAGTGTTATTTATTCTATTACTGACGTCTCTTCGAGATTTCATTCCAGCCGTATCGCCATCAAAAAGAGAAACAAAGACGACTTCATTATAGATAAATTGATAATTAGAATTTAAAAATCCGCCAAGGAAACCACAACCGCCAAAATCAATTAATTTTGAGCTTCTAATATAGGGCCATTTTTTTGAAAGTTTTTCATCATTTTTTGTCTCCTCCAATACCCACTTCAAATATTCTCTATCGTACGGCCCCTCGAGTAATATGTTGTAAAGCCCAAAACCAAAGTAGTCGCTAAATTTTACTCCCAGAGAGGTTCGTATTTCTTTGGTTGCCTCTTGATGATGCTTAAACTTATTATTTATTATCGTTTTTGCAATTTGTTCTTGACCGTTCTGTCTTCCTCTTTTACGGGGTTTTACATCTTCGATTTCTTTGCTAACCCCAATTATTTTTGCTGGGTCTTTGTTAACGAAGGATAAAGCATGGGTTGTGATGAAAACATTATTAGACTTGGAAAGATCTTCAAGAATTTTGTTGCAGTTATCATAAAGAGCAGGGTGTAGGAAAGATTCAGGCTCTTCAATTAGCCAGATGCAGTTGATACCTGAGCGGGATTTCTCGTTAGATATCCATTCGAATGATGAGAAAACGGAAAGGCACTGTATTCCCATGCCCTTTTCGATTATTGATGTCTTATAAGTATCATTGATTTTGAAATCGAATCGAGTAAGTAATTTTTCAGGATTTTCATCTGGTATAGTAAAATCAATTTGAATGTTTAATATACCATTGTCAGCTAATTTTTTATTAATATCATTTGATGCAATTGATAGCTCAGTTGTGATCTTGTCAATTAAAGGCGCAATGACTTCTGACGTTTTCTTTTTCAAGAAAGGTATTACAAGATACTCAATTAACTCTTCAACACTTTTTGATGATGGGACATATATACATTCAAATTTAGATAGAAGCAAATCTACAAATTTTCTCTCTAAAGATGTAAATGTATTGCTTTCAACAGTTCGTTTTAAACCCTTATATACGTTATAGGATGGATTACCGTTGTCTTTTGAAAAAGTCAAGTAAAGAGTTATTTCTTTAGGTGTTACATATTGACCATCTTCCTGAGTAAAATATACTCCTTGATTTCCACGAGATGCCGAATGATCTAACATCTCAAATAACTCTTTGTGCTGTGTATATATGTCTCCATCATCCTCAGATATAGAAAATGTCGCAGACATGCTAGTTTGACTGATACTTGATAAATTAGGAATGTCTCTTTCAAGATTATAGCTGTTTTCAGAATGTTTTGCTGTGAAAAACGTTTTTATTGCTTTTAATATATTTGTTTTTCCACTATTGTTAGGACCTACTATAGTGACTAATCCATTGCAATCTATTCTAAAATCACCATAAATTGAACGATAGTTTGCTACTTTAAATCCTATCATTTTCATAACTAATTCATCCTTATGTTTAGTGCGCTAAGTATATTAAGCTTTATTTCTTCATAGATAGATATACAAACAATTGGTACTAAATTCATCACTATAATATGCAAAACTGTATAAATATTACAGTTTAATTAGGGGGTTGAGCGCCATAGCTTCAGCTAAATGATCAGGTGCAAAGTGTGCATATCGCATCGTCACTTTAATATCGGTGTGTCCTAATATCCGCTGGAGCACAAGGATATTGCCGCCGTTCATCATGAAATGAGAGGCGAAAGTATGGCGTAAAACATGTGTCAGCTGCCCAGCAGGTGTCTCAATACCAGCACGCCGTATTGCCTTTCTGAAGGCTGAATAGCATGTTGAAAAGAGTGGCTGTGCCTTCCTACTTGATGGCAGTTCTGCCTGTAATGTTTCTGTTATCGGCACCGCTCGGTTTTTCTTGCCTTTCGTTTTTGTAAAGATGATCTGACCTGCACGAATTTGGTTTCCCTTCAATCCTTCGGCCTCGCTCCAACGCGCCCCTGTTGCTAGGCATATTTTCACAATACTGATCAGATCCTTAGAACGGCTTTTCCCACATTCGGAGAGAAGAGTTCTGATTTCTTCAATGCCTAGATAAGCCATTTCACATTCACTGATTTTAAACTCACGCATGTTCTCTAACGGGTTTGGTGCGGTCCATTCATCTAACCGGCGTAGCTCGTTAAACATCGCCCTGAAATACGCAAGCTCTAAATTTACCGTGCGAGGTGTAACCGTCTTCACTCGAGTGGAACGGGTGATCTTCCCGCTTAGCCGCTGCTCGCGATAAGACGCGAAAATTTTCGCGTTAAACTCGGTTGCAAGAGGGTTCCCCATTGCCTCGCACGCGAACGCCATCGTGGTTCGTCTCTTCTCTCCATCCGCTAACGTGATGCCATGCGTATTGAACCACAACTCAACCAGTTCAATTACTCGGCGTCTGTCTACCTTCTCACCCAGCCAAGGTTTATCTTGAGATTGATCTTTGATGTGCCGTTCAAAGGCTAAAGCCTCCCCTTTGGTAGCAAACTGGCGACGGATACGTCGTCCATCTCTTCCGTTTGGGAAGACCTGAGCTTGCCATTTACCGTTGGTAAGTTTATTAACAGTCATTTTGATGCTTGTTTAGTTGAGGTGCCATGAGGCTTTGCCAATGTTCCTCGCTAATAATTTTGAGAGACACACCCTTGTTATCTCGGTAATCAATAGCCTGTTCAATTTTCCTTCCGAAGCTTTGAAATTTCCAGTCCTTAGAGCTAAGTGCTCCAATAATGAGGTAGTCTAAATCTTGAGTAATGCGATCAACTATTTGGCACCCAAGCTTCACAAGATCGTTTTCACATTGCCTGCGAGAGCCACATAAGAACTTTCCCGTTAGACATACTTTACTATTTTGAGTTTTGAACTCTTCAATCAGGTCAATTGGAGAAGTTGTTGAGTAACCATCGACTACCCCCTCTGAAATATTGGAACCAGTGAAAGCAATAATTTCTTGTAATAATGTAGTACGTTCATCCTCTGTGATAACTCCATCACGGAGAATTGATTGCACCAATTCATACAAATGTTTTCCCGGATAGTTACTTTTTAAGGCTGAGTTTGTAGACAAAAACCAGTTCAGATAGGTTATTTCCTCATCGCTCAAATGATAATCTGAAGCGAAGCCTTTACATAACCCTTCTAGCAAGTGCTTATCTGAGTCTGTAGAGTATAAATCTATGTTAGGGGTATCTATTAATCCCCGCTGCATTTCAAGAAGTAAAACTTTTAATTCATCAAGTTCTGCTGGTTCAACAACGTTATCGGCTAAAATTTCACTAATTCTTTCTCTGATACAATTTACATAATAATTTTGAGACAGAATGTCAGATTCTAATAGCCATGTGTCGAGAAATATCATCTCTCTTTCGGTTAGTTTCCCGTCACAAGTCATTCCCTCAATTATATTAATTAAGTTGGCGATGGCTTTATCTCTATTATGAGAGTAATTAAACGCACTAAACTGACTCATTCAGATTTCCTTATTCTATTAACTCGGTTTTACTGATTACTTTGCCTAATACTTTTACATCAGCGACGGCACATTCAAACGATGCTTTCCCGCTTTCTATGCGTAAACGCCCTCCTGGAAAACGATATATCTCTCTTATGCTGATGAGATTGTCTATCTCGACTAGCCAGAAACCATCAACGATTTCACCTTGATACGTATCAACTAGATAAGAGCTGCGATCTACGGTTACAAAAAACGGGGCAGCTAGTCCATCAGGAAGGGTGCTTTTGTCGACAACGACATCAGACTGTGGCGTTATCTTCCCATTTGTGATGTTTTCTCTCTTTATTGAAGTAGTCCTCTCATCCCTTCCATCAACAAACATGCTTCCAGTCCCTGTACTGAGCCAAATTAATGATGCACCCGTTTCAAGATGGCAAATGATTATCCAGTCAGCAGGAAAGGTATCGCGTGCATATCTGTTAGCCATTGTGCTTTGAGATACACCAAGCTGCTTGCACAGCGATATTCGTGTATTGAATCCATAGGCTTCAAGGATACGAGCGATAACTTCTTTACCGCCTCTGTTTTGAGAAATAGTATCTCGAATCAAGTTTAAATTATCGCCGTTCGTGTTCTTTTCAATTGACATAATCTATTTGTGATCCTAACATCTCGATTCAGGATGTTTTGTATAGTGTAAAACAGTGCTGAATAGTGGGTTCAGCGCACAATCTGAGGATAGTGCATCATGAATAGTAAATTTTCAATGCGCCCAAGCATCAATCTTGTGGTGTCTGAGCCATATGTCACATTGGATGAGTTCTGCCGCCGCACTGGGTATAAGCCTAGCTATGCTCGTCAAATGATCAGGGAAAACCGACTGCCAATCAGGAAAAAAGCCGGTGTAAATAGTCTGATAGAAATCAACATGTTTGCACTGACAATTGAAGCTGCTTCTGGCTGCGAAGTCACAATGCAAGCCTAATAAGTTCCATTTTGGGATGATAAGGAGGCTTCTGCCATGTTTGATTTTCGCGAATCCAAACAATCTCATTTTGATGATGCATGTAGGGCTTTTGCCAATACGCATAAAGGCAAGATTGCCGATATTGCCGAACGTATCAGCATGAGCCAGCAAATGCTGCGCAACAAACTAAATCCAGAGCAGCCACATCAGCTGACATGTGTCGATCTTATGCGTCTGACTGATGAAACCGAAGACCCGACCCTTTTAGATGGATGGCTTGCCCAGATGCAATGTCAGCCATCAGTGCCGGTTAACGAAATATCAAACGAAAAAATGCCTGTTTACGTGATGAGTGCAACGGCAGAAGTAGGCAAATTAGCAGCCGAAACAGTTGCTGGCGGTCATATGAATATGGCGCGTATTGCTGACTTTAAGCGCACTGTAAATTCAGCTGTTCGCTGCTTAACGTTGGCCGGAATTACTATGCAAGCACGTGTCCAGTCTAATCCCACCTTATCGTCTGCTGTTGATGCTTTAACTGGCATCGGTGCGACGTTAGGCATGAACTGAGGTGATTATGACTATTTCAGTAGCGCCATTATTGAAGCGTCAGAGTCCATCGCGTCAATGTCATGCAAGTCATGGCTGGGTTGAATTACAGAACGGCACGCACTGGCATCCTTCAAGAAATCAGCAGTCACTGCTTGATGCAATGAAAAGTAAGACAAAGGGGGTTACATGGCTAACACAGAAGCTGCGCGCACTGTACAAATAAATGCCGGTGATCGCTTTAAAGGTTTGAATCATGTTGCGGCGATTCGCGGAAAATTATTTGGTGATGATGGTGGCAAAGATTTGCAGCGTTTTATTTTAAATATGCGCGATACCACAGACGCCTGCTATTTAGATAATAAGCGCGGATTGGGGGCAATATTTTATTTAGCTAAGATTCCAGCTGATCGTCATGATGTCGAATTTAGTGAACTGACGTCTGCCGAAATTAAATCGTTAATTGGTGCAATGAATCAATTAAAGGCAATCGTGAGTTTATTTCCAAAACGGCTCGCAATGCCTAATTAACTCTTAAAGAAAAAAACTGGCGTAAACCCGCCGGACTTCCCTTTGCCTAAAAACAGGATTGACCAATGAAAAATATCGAAGTTAGAGAAACGAAAGTGGAACTCAATTTGGAAGCTTTACTGACCAATGCCCGTATGGATGAGCGTCGCAACCGTGGCGAAGTTATGGCCGCGCGTCTGCAGAACTTGGCAAACCATATTCAGGGCAAGGAGCTAAACCACGTTGAGGTGGCCGAGCTACTGCGTAAAGAAAGTGAATTAATCCAGCATCAGGCGCAGGAGTTGCACTAATGGCTGACCAAATGGACATGGCGCAGGAGCGCCAACAAGAAATCCTAGAACGCCAGATTAAAAGCGCTACTGCTCGGACGGTTGGCACGTCTGCGTTCATCTGTGAAGTGTGTGGCGAGCCTATCCCAGAGCAGCGCCGTTTGGCGGTTGCTGGAGTCTCTTGCTGTGTGACTTGTCAGGAGATTAATGAACTGAAAGGCAAACATTACAAAGGCGCAATATGAAAACTCATTTATTAAAAATTAAGCCTGATTTTTTTTCGGCTGTAGTTAATGGGAAAAAGACAGCCGAGCTGAGAAAAAATGATCGCGACTTTCATGAGGGGCAAGTTTTAATTTTACGCGAGTGGATTCGTGGAAAATATACAGGTATGACTGTGACAGTTCGCATTACTCATATTACACCTTGTAAGGGGTTTATTAATGATGAGACTAATTGGGTAGTTCTGTCATTTAAGAAAATAATAAATAGCCTTGAACATTGGTATTCTGCTGATGATAAAGAGTGGTGGATTGGACATTTTGATGGTGTAGTCGAATGACTAATGCTGTGGAATGGCCTTACCCGTGGAACGCACCACGTCCAGCCATTGAGTCACCGTATTACGAGTTTTACCAGCGGCTTAGAAATAAGCCGCTGAGCCAAAGCGAAGCCTACGAACTTGCTATTGAAGAAGCTAACCGCCGTGATCGCCTGATCGCGGCGTTGTCACATGCGCATAAAAAACTTGAGAAGCAGGCCAGCTGCGCGTGCAGGGATATTTCCCGCCGTGTTGATAATCTTGAACGTCTGCACGGGATTCAGCGAGCCAATGCGTACTTAATCAATTCATTTGTTAAGCGCACATTGCCACGCCTTGAATTAGTCACTAAGCGCTACCGCCTGCCAAAAATGACAGAGGGGAATGCCTCCCTGTTTGGCCGTTTTAATAAACTCCCTGATATGTCCCGCGCAGATGTTGAATTGCTGGCGGAAGACACGGCTACTTATATGCGGCTTGAGCTGGGATTTATTAGTGACCAAATGTCAGAAGCCAGTGATCTGCGTATGGGGTGGGCGATGTATCAACGCGCCGGTGCTATCACGCAGCAGTTGGGCCAAACGCCGCCGTTATGGGATCGCATTAACAACAAGGTGTTTATTGAGGCGGAGGCCAGTTCCGCGATTTTCCGAATGACGTCACCCACATGGTGGCGTAATCACTTACGTCGGAAGTCGAACGAATGGCGTGAACACCTGCAGATCGCGCTGCGTAACGTCAGTAAAAAAGGTAACCCCTACGCCAGCCGCGCCACAATAGGCGAATGGCGGGAACAGAAACGCCGTACCCGTGAATTCTTGAAAGGTATGGAGCTGGAAGACACCGAAGGCAACCGCATCAGTCTGATCGACAAATATGATGGCAGTGTGGCAAATCCGGCGATCCGTCGCTGCGAGTTAATGACTCGTATCCGTGGCTTTGAAAATATCTGTAATCAACTCGGCTATATCGGGGAGTTTTATACCCTGACCGCACCGTCTAAATATCACGCGACCACGAAAGCTGGTTACAGCAATAGCAAATGGAATGGTTCAAGTCCCGCAGACACGCAGCGCTATTTGCGCAGCGTTTGGGAACGTGTGCGGGCCAAGTTGCATCGTGAGGACTTGCGGATTTTCGGTATTCGCGTTGCCGAACCCCATCATGATGGGACCCCGCACTGGCACATGCTGATGTTTATGGAGCCAGAGAACGTGGATCGCGTGCGTGAGATTTTGCGTGATTATGCCTTCAAAGAAGACAGCAAAGAACTGAACAGCGATAAGGCCAGAAAAGCGCGTTTTCATGCGGAGGCCATCGACCCTGACAAGGGCAGCGCCACCGGTTATGTGGCGAAATACATCAGTAAAAATATTGATGGTTATGCGCTAGATGATGAGCTGGACGATGATACCAAACAACCGTTAAAAGAAATGGCTCCCGC